TCATTTTTCCTTTTGTTTTCCGAACCTTCGCCGTGACGGTTTGGGTGTGCTTGTCAAAATCGTGCCAGTTGACGAATTTTCATCATTCAACAATGCCGCAACACGTTTGCCGCCTTCATGGCTGTGCACATAGGTTTCCATGAATAGCTTGGCGGATTTCCAGCCGCCTGCCTCCATAGCATCCTTTACGCGTGCTCCGGCTGCCATAACATTCGTTCCGAAAGAATGCCTGCCTGCGGAATGTGTGCTACGCGGTTCAATGCCTGCGCGTTCGCAAACTGCTTTCATTCGCCGGTTAACTGCCTTTGGGTCTGTGTAGGAAAATACACGATCATTCAGCCCCGCGCCAAGGCTTGAAATACGTGCTGCCAGTTCTTCGGTGAGGTGGCGAGTTTCCCATTCGTCCGTTTTGGTTTTTTCCAAAATTGCCATGCGGTTTTCAAGGTCAACATATTTGCGAGTAAGCCGTATTGCCTCGGAAATGCGAGTGCCAGTGTGGTTCATGAAGAGAACAAGAGCAGACAGATGATGCAGGTTACTTTTGTCTGCTTCTGCCAAGAATGCATCGAGCCATTCGCGATCAACCGGTTTGTGCTTCAGCGATTTCTGCACTTCAAACTGCTTGACCTTGATGTGGCCACACCAACCTAGATCGTGAGCATGGTTGATTACGGCACGGGCCGGAGCAACAGCTTGCCGATTGCGAGTGCGGGGGGCACCAGTTGGATAGATCGATATTGCCATCTGACGAATTTCTGCTGGCTTAATTGAGCCAACAGCGCGGCCTTTAAAGAACTTGAGCACCTTCGGGAGAAAGCGACCTTCGCCCCCTTGTTCAAGATAGCTTAGTGCGGCCTCCTCGAACGTCCTTACTGCTTCTTCGCCGTAAGTGTGGCGTTTCCAGAGCTTCGCTTCATATTGCGCTTTAAGCTCCTCTGCGGTTGCTTTGTCGCGAGTGCCAAGGCTTTTTCGAACGCGCTGTCCTGCGACGGTGCCGGTAACGTGCCAAATTCCGTTTTTGTGTTCGAGCTTGAGTCCTGACAAGTTAAGGCATCCCGTAATAGTGCAATATGTTCGGGGTAAAATACCTTCTTTGCCCCGCGTCTCTCATAGTGGCCATGTTTTTTAATCGCATCGACAAGATATCTGCGTGACACACCAAGTAGCGTCGCCGCTCCAGCCATATCCACAGGCGTCATGTTCGCCGTCCAGCTTGGTAGCTCATTCATTCTCCACCTCCTTGCGCCAAGGCAGAGTCACCTATGGGAATGAACATTGCGCGTGGAGGCAGTGTTTTGGTGAGTGCCGGCTTTGGTTGTTTCCGACCTGCCAATGCAGACTTTGGTCGTACCGCACCGGTGGCCTTGTCACGCTGCCGGTCTGATTTCCTGACACGCCGAATATCCTCAGCTGTCTTTTCAACATGGCAGACACGGCAGAGCAGACGGCCATTGGCCACTGTTGCCTCACCACCGAGCGCGCAAGGTAATATGTGATCCACTTCGCCTTCGCCGGTTTTGAGCATGGCAGAACATTTTTCACATTTGCCGTTTGCACGAGCGATGATCTTTGCCTTGTCCTTGCGGGAGAACTCCATACGAGCCATCAGCGCCCCCAATCCAGAGAGCCATTGCGGTAAGGAATGCCGCGTTCAATGGCGACGATTACAGCTGTGGTTCTGAGCAGTTCACGCTCAAGGTGGCTGTATCGCTTCTTGTCTTTCTTGGCTTTGGCTATAGTGGCCTTGAGAGTTTCAGCGGTGGCGCGAAGCTCTGGCAATGGATCGTCCTGATAGCCAAGAAGCTTGCGCAGTTTTGAAATGAGGAACTGAATAATCATGCTGCCTCCATAAGGTAGCCTTGGCGTCGTGTGTCGGTGAGGGGGATATGATGATCGGCGCACCACGCCAGCGCGTATTCGAGCAAAGAGGCGGCGCGTTTAACTGACATGCGGGCGGTGCTTTCGCGGATGTTTACGAATTCACCTTCAAGCCCCGGCACAAATTCGACTTCGCCCTGCGTTGCTTTTGTGTGACCGGAAACGAGCAGAACTTTCCATTCTTCCGGTTTTCGCGGTTTGCCAGCCCACTCAAAGCCAGACTTCGCAATGTCAGAACAAATTGAATGAAAGAAATCATTCTGGCCTCCGCTTCTGGTTGGTGGTGCAAAGGTTGCTGTGTGACCGTCAGGCAGAGCCATGAGCGCTCTGATTGCATTCTGGCGAACCTGCGGATTTACGATGGTGTAACGCTGCTTCTCCATGAGGCACCTCAGAAGGGAATGTCATCATCGAGATTGTCGTCAAAGCCACCACCAAATCCGCCGGATTGTTGGCTGTATGACTGGTTCGACTGTTGTGATTGGCTTTGTTGTTGACCTTCACCGCGACTGTCGAGCATCTGCAATTCGCCGCGGAATTTCTGCAGGACAATCTCAGTCGTGTAGCGGTCGTTGCCGTTCTGATCTTGCCAGCGGCGGGTCTGCATTTGTCCGGCAATGAAAATCTTGCTGCCCTTTTTAAGGTAGCCTTCGGCCAGCTTCGCCAATCCCTGATTGAAAATAACGATGCTCACCCATTCGGTGCGCTCTTTGTTTTCGCCATCATTCGACTTCCATTTTTCGGAAACAGCCAGACGAAGGTTTGCAACCAGTTCTCCTGAGTTTAAGCGTCTGATTTCAGGATCAGCGCCAAGATTACCGATAAATTCACAGCGATTGAGAGACATTGGCCGCTCCTTTTGAGATTATTTGAGCTTTGCTTGGTTTGTTTTGTAACCAGTACCGAACGGTGCCAGAGCCAAGCCCAAGCGATCTTTCCGCTTCTTTTTGACTGCTGTACTCGACACCAAGCACTCTCACTCGGTTCGCCTGTAGTGGGCGCGGATTGCTCCTGCCGTACATTGGATGGCGAGTGCCGGATCTCATGCGTCCACGGCTTGATGCTTCCGCCATATTTTCGCTGTGACTACCGACGCGCAAATGATCAGGGTTGATGCATCTCTTGTTATCGCATGAATGAAGAACCATCATGCCATGAGGGATGCTCCCCTTATGAAGCTCATAAGAAAAGCGATGTGCTGAAACGTCTTTCCCGAATGCTTTTCGGACGCCATATCCATTCTTATATGTATGACCACTCCACACCCAGCAGCCTGTTAATTGGTTGACCGTGTAGCCGCGAAGTAGGCGCTTAAACGGAGGTACTGAGCCAGCCATTATGCTGCTTCCTTTGTAGGTTCCTGTCCGTAAGCGCGAATGCGCTCTACCAGTGCCGCTTTTTCATCGTTGAAGCGGTCAATCTCATCGGACATAGTTTTGATGTATGGCTCATCGCGATAAACGCGCGTGATCAGCATTGGCAGGCGAGGCCAGTAGGACACGAAATCCCACCATTCACGTTCTGATATCCAAAGATTGCCTTGCACCTGCGCTTTATGCTCCGGAGGCAATCGATCACGTTCAAGACGGTCAATCTGGATGTGAGGAAGGGCAGTCTTAATTTCTAAACCGCCATCGCTTCCAATCAGACTGTCAGGACTTGCCCCTTTATCGCCGCTACGGATGAATCCGACCTGATAAGGCTCAACGCTGTTAATGAAGGCATAAGTCTCACGCGCTTCATCTTCCATCAGCTTACCGCGCTCCATGTGCGGGGTTGTGAAGCCCTCGGCCAGCTCTCCGGTGATAATCTCACCGGCCAGCTTCCGCATGTACTCAGCGCGGGTTTTTCCTTCGCCTTTTGCCATGACTGTTGCAAAGCGTGACGCCGTTGGGATGCCGGCACGGGCAGCAAACCATTCAACAGAGCCTTGCTCTATGTCGTTGAATACCTGCATCATTGCGCCATCCTTTTCTTACGTTCTTCAAGAAGGCTGACCGCTCTGTCATAGTTTTCAGAAATCATTTCTGGCAGAGAGTTGATTTTGCCGAGGCGGCAAAACGCTTCAATGTCAGTGCCTGTTTCTTCGATGAGCTGCAGGAGGATTTTCACCTGATCTTGTGAGATAGTGCTGTATTGTTTGGCAGGCTGGTTATTGCCATCTGTGTCGTCACCAGTACTGATGTTGAACAGCATGCAAAGCAGATACCGGCGACCATAGGTGGCAGTGCTGCCAAATGCCTGGGTGCCGGTTTTATTGACCTTGCCTTGTGCGCCTGCACCATCGACAGGGATTTCACCTACGCCATTGCGTGAGTGGCCTTCTGCGTGGGAAATCTCCCAGACAATGCGAAGTTCGCCTTTATTGTTGTAGCCGTCCGGCTGGAATGAAACGGCGAAGCCATGCTTATGAATGGTTGGCATTGCCTGTTCTTCGATTGCCGCCAGATCAGCATAGCGCGACTTAGTATGGTCGTTGCCACGGTTCTTGATAACGACCGGCAATTCGGACTGGCATTTTGACATAGCAGCAAAATATGCCTTCTTCGCCTGACGCTCTTCATCTTCACGGGCGCGGTCTTCCATGCGCTCTTTCATGTCGAGCATCTTTTCAAGGCGATCCAGCGGGATATTCGGATCCATTGCGATGCGTTCGATTGTAGAGATCATTTGTGCATCAGCGCGATAAGATTGAGTTTCTGTAGGTGTGTGAATTTCAAGTGCGGCACTCATGAAAATGCTCCGATATAAGTGAGTAAAACAGCCACAAAGATTGACATTGAGGCGAAGGCGCAGAGGTCTTGGATAAAGCCTTTCATGCTGCCCTCAGGGTAGGCTCTGCAATTTTTTCAACGCTACAGCCAAGCTCGTGAGCGATCTTGCGCAGTTCTTCCATTGCGTTTTCGCCGGAAATTTTCGCCATGATTGCATTGCCTGAATGTTCATAGGCATGAGCCATTGCTGCTTCCTGAGTGAGTGCAGCGGCCAGTAAGGAGATACGGTAATGATTGGTCATCACGCAGCCCTCGGGAATTGGACTTCTTCATCTTCAATGAGGCGTGTGAGGAGATCGTCGTCGCGTTCGGCCTTGTCCGCGATCATGTGGACGAGAAACTGCGATGCGCTTTCACCCTTGGACATGTTTTCGCCGTCAACATAGACCGCGTTCACTTCAAGAACCGGCTCGCCGTTATCCCAGATCAGGGACACGTCGACTTCACATTCAAAATCCTGAAACAGTGTAATGCCGAGAGCTTTATCGCTCAGATCGGTGCAAAACGGGTATCGCATGTTTCTCTCCATCGTTTAGCGGATCGGCGGGTGCTACTTCGCGCTGTTGATGGATTCAATATACACGCTTCTGCGTGCATTGCAATAGAATAAACGCAATAGCGTGTATTCTATTTGCTCCACACCCCAACCATACCAGAATCAGGGCAGCAAAAAGCCCGCACGAGGCGGGCGACCATAATTAATAGTTAATGATGATTAGGGGATGCGCATTAACCATGTTACTCTGTCCTTGCCCTCTCTGCGGAATACTCCCAAAAGAGGGCGGGAGGATACTAAAGTGAATAAATCCACACAGAGGAACGTAATCGACAAAGCAGATATTTCGATTATCAATAAAGCACTATCTCAAATTTGCACTGCCACATTCATTCAGCTAGAGAGCGACGAGGGGCAGGCATTAGCGAATTCCGCTGTCCGCGAATACATGACCGGCCAGTACGATCAAAAAAAACTGGTCGACCTAATGCTCAAGCGCATACACAAGGCTGATAAATTAAAACGAAAACGTGAGCGTATTTTAGAGCAATAAATCAAACGCACGTTCTGAGCGCCGGTTATCCGGCGCTTTCTGCATATTCAACTTATGCAAATTTTATCAAATTATTTCTTCTCGCTACTCGCGAATTTTCTCGTCATAGAGTTATGTACCGCATAGGTCTTGAAAGCTGGTCGCTTCTCTATAATTCGTTAGAAAATTTTAACGCAATGGGAGGGAAATATGTCAATCGCAGCAAGCAAAAACAGCTCGGTCAAGAGGGATATGAGGTTAATTAATCTTGCGGTATCTCATGTTTGCTCAGTGACCGATATCAATCTGAGTAGCAGGAAAGGCCTTGCTTTACAGAAGGAGGCCTTACATCAGTATTCAATAGGGCATAATTCTCAAATGGATCTGGTTGATGCACTACTTATTGGGGTTCTTAAGGAAAAGCTACGGGGTGCAAAAAATGCAAAACGCAATCGTAAGGCGGAGTTACTAGCACTTAAGCGCAAAAGAAAAGCGCCGGAGTGACCGGCGCTCTTGAGACAATACTATTAAGAGCGAACTTACTCCGCCCTTGCTGGCGAATTAGCTATCTTTTTTATCAATCTGAGATTGGGCTTTATTCAAGCGACGTTCAATTTTTTTAACGTCCTCTGCGGCCGGAAGAGTTTCGGGCATATCCCCTCCGATTTCACGAATTGTTTGTCGAACTTTAGCGCCAACATCAAAGTGAGTTTTATTGGCCGCGTCTTTCCCTTTAATGTTATCTCTTCTTAGTTTTTCTTCAGTTTGCGTAGCACGAAACAGATTAGCGGCAAGCTCAGTACTCCCCATGTGGTCCAATATCTGCTGGGTTTTCTTTAAACCTTTTCGCCTGCGAATGCTCTGGACATCAAGGCCGCCATATAATCCCTTGTACCCGTGAGTTTGAAAAACTGCAAAATCTACGCCTTCTTTAACGCCTGCATTCTTTGCTGCGCTAGCAAGATTTTTATTATGCTCTTTTATTTCATCTCTAAGGAGTACGCGTCTTTCGTCCTCTGAGAGTGGTGTATACTCAGCTTCCTCTTGCTCTTTGAGCTCCTGTCTTCTTGCTTGGATTGCAAAATAAGTTTGAGCAAAAGCAATGGGTTGCTTTCTAGGGTCTCCATTTTGTGCAACTAAGTAGCATGCATATCGGCTAAGGGCGATGTCCTCGATACCTCTATCTGCACCAGATCCTATCGAAACCATTTTGCTGACGTCGGCAAAATGGTGATTCGGGTCATGTCCTGAGCCTAAGCAAGCGACGCGACCTTTCTCAATTACCTCAAGAAAGTTTGCCCACTTGGAGTACCCAAGGATTTTTTGCAAATCCCTAGCAAACCAGTACTCATTACCTTCGTCATCTATCTGTGCGGTAGCATCTATCTGCGCAATTAACTGTTCTACAGGGCTATGGGATGAGGGTTGTTCTACAGCTGCGCCAAAGGCGATGTTAGCAAGCTTATTGTGACGGTTATTCTTATTGTCGTCCTTATCGCTCAAGACGCCTCTCCTTTAATTGGCTGCGGGTTCAATTAACCTCACTCTATTCAGATTCCCTGCTCTTTCCCAGCCTTCTGTACTAGCTGTCATCCACAACCCTGCGTCCCTTCATTTGTGCTCCCCAAACCTCAACACCACCACATCTAGTGCATCCTTAACCATCCGTTAAAAATCTGTTCGCTTGCTTTAAATCGTTCTTGATATGTTCACCACATATGGTCAAGATAAAGCTGAATCAGTCGCTAGGAGTTTGCGTAATGGCTGAACTGTATGTGGTGCAGAGTTTTAATCAGGCTAAAGGCTGCTACTCGCCGGATGCTCATCTTAGTGCACTTGAGAGTTGTAATTTAAATCGATTTTTAACTAATAATTTACCATTATTGCCTCTAAAAATTTTAGTATAGTTATTAGGGCTTTCATCTAAGTCGTTGATTATAAATTTATATTATAATTCTAAATGCATAAGGTGTTTCTTGGGTGTCTTGTGTTGTATTTTTGCTATATTGAATAGATGTATTTTGACGTATTCTGAATTCACTTAAATAAACAGGGGTGAATTATGAAACGTATATTATTAGCTTCTACCGTTCTTTTTGCTGCAAGCTCAGCCTATGCTGCTGATGCAGTTGTGTATTCGGAGCCAGCGCCAGTTGTCGCTGACACCTTTTCATGGACTGGCGGATACATTGGTCTGAACGCCGGTTATGCTGGAGGAAAATTTAAGCACCCATTCGCTGCACAATATTACGACGCAGGCGATTGGTTTGATATCGTATCCGGCTCAGCAAAAATCACATCGAGCGGTTTTATTGGTGGTGTACAAGCCGGTTATAACTGGCAGTTTGACCAGACAGTTGTTGGTCTCGAAACAGACTTTCAGGCTTCTGGCCTGAAGGGCGAAGTTTCTGGCAGCCTTACCGATGGCTTTGACGTTATTGGAGCTGAACTGGGCACCAAAGTTAAATGGTTCGGTACAACTCGTGTTCGTCTTGGTTATCTGCCAACAGAACGCTTCATGATTTACGCAACTGGTGGTGTGGCTTACGGAAAAGTTGAAACCTACGGATCCGTTAATTTTGATGGTGACGTGATTGGTTTCTCCAATTCCAAATCGCGTGTAGGATACACCGTTGGTGCTGGCGCTGAATACGCTATCAACGATAACTGGACAGTAAAAAGCGAATACCTCTACACTGATCTAGGCAAAATGAAATTCAGCCTTGGTGACGAGGAAGAACGTATAAACGTTACAACAAAATCGCCATTCCATACTGTTCGTATTGGTGTGAATTATAAGTTTTAATTTGTACCCAACTTATGAAGAAAGCCACCCACATCGGGTGGCTTTTTTTATGTCTATCTAAAGCGTTGGTGGCAATTATTTAGTACGTAAAACTGAAATTCGTTCTTGCTATGTTCTCATTTTGTGAAATGATAAGCGCTTGCGGGAAACGAGATTCTTGCAAGTGCAGTTAGTGTATTGTGAGAGGTTATCCACGGAGTTGGTGAATGATTAAGTTTGCTCGCATCCAAAAAGGAAAAGAAGCTGATAAGCTAGAATTGCTACGTGTGGCTACACTCAATGGCGGCCTGTTGGCAGCTATGAGAAAGGTCGATTTTCAAGCTAAGGAGTTAGCTGAATCTATGGCTTTGGCTCACGGAGGGGAGTGGCAAGCTCGTGTTGATCATCAGAGGATGACTGTTCTTGTTTGGAAGGCTGACGATTGATGACTGTATCGATCACCGAGAACACAACTTCCACGCCGCGCTGATCCAGACCTTCAATCCGGTGCAGGGTTTCGAGGATTTCTTTATCCCCGCGGATAGGCGATTTATCTTGATCGCCACCCCACAGTACATAACCAAGATTCAGGCCAAGCTCAGCTGCCAGCTTGAGAACTTTATCAATACTGGGCGATTTATCGGTATTACGCAGTTCGTTAACTGTGTTCACGCCAAGGCCAACCGCCAAGCTGATGGCTCGGTCGGATCTAGGGTCTTCATCAACAGCCTTTAAAAGGCGGGTTTTCCAGTTTTCTACCATGTCTTGTTTTTATCATATGCACGGAAAAGCGTGTGCACGTAGTTGCGTGTATTGCATATGCACGCGATTGCGTGTATATCGTGATTATGAGTAAGAAACTTCTCGAAGAAATTGAAGCTTTTCTATCTGAGACCGGAACTGGCGCTTTTCGTTTTGGGATCAAAGCGGCCAAAAACGGGCGTCTAATTGAAAGGCTCCGTGCAGGTGGCAGAGTGTGGCCAGAAACAGAAATCGAAGTCCGCGCATATATGCGACTGGAGCGAGATAGGCTGCCTAATCCAAAGAAAAAGGATCGCGCAGCATGAGCCACGCGACCCCCTCAATCGGTTTCATATCACCGGTCACTCCTCCCACCGGTGAGGCCGAGGCGGTTTTCCTCCCCCGTTTGATCGTCTCGGCCATCAATTCCCGTTTTACGGCGGTGTATCTGCACATGTCTGTTTTTATTCAGTATGCGCAGCGCAATCATTCCCACTGGCTCCATGCACTGGTTGCTCCTTTTACGTCTCAAGTCGTCGCTGATTTGAAACGTAACAAAGGAGCCACCCATGAACGTGGGAATTTCATCCAAGAACGTGGATTTTTCAGCCAAGGAGCCGACGATGACTGATGTCGATATGGCCGCTTCTCTGCTGGACGAAATCATTGGTCAGCGCGGAGTACGCGAAACGATCAAGTCCATGCTGGAGCGGGCGTATTCAGATTTGAGTAAGCGCAACGGTGCATGGACGCGCCGCAGAGTGAGGGCTGTCTTCAACAAAGAAGCTAGCAGGATTGAAAACAGAGAAATCGAAGAAATGAAGGCAATCCTCGATGGGAGAAGAAAACAAGCCGCATATCGCGCCGAAACCGCCCGTCTTGCTTCGTTGGCTGTCATTCAGTCGGCGGCACAAGATTGCGGTCAGCTTTAGAACTTGGGCTGCAGGTGCAGCCGAATGGATTTGTCCGGAGTTGAGAGAATGATGAAATTTGAATTGCCATTCCCTCCCACTGTTTGGGACATCTATGTCGGCTGGGGCAAGACCCGCCGCAAGTCGCCTGAATATGCCAAATGGGTGCAGGATTGCGGTTGGTTTATCCGTGGACGCAATGACCGGATTGATACGCCGTTTTCTCTCTGTGTTGCTCTCAAGCGCCCGCATAGCCGGATGGACTTGGATAATCGTCTCAAGCCCATTCTCGATGTACTCCAACATTACCAAGTGATCAAGAACGACAATCTCTGTGAACGCATCACCATGACATGGGATGCGGATATTAAGAGTGATTGCATCGTCATAGTTCAACGCGCTGAGGAGGCGCTGGCAGCATGAGCCGGTGGTTCAGACACTATGCAGGCATGATGCGTGATGAAAAGCTCGTTACTGTAGCCATTCGCTCAAAGCAGTCTGTTGAGCGCGTTGTCTGGGTATGGGGTGCCATTCTCGAAAGCGCAGCGGAGATTGATGATGCTGGACGATTTGAAGTCGATGCCGCCGAGGTCGCTTACTTTCTGCGGGCGGATGAGACTGACATACTCAATGTTATGGATGCCCTTGAGCAGTCTGGCCGCATTGCTGCCAGTTGTGTGGTCAAGTGGGGCGACCGTCAGTATCAATCGGATAAGTCCGTCGAGCGCCAAGCTCGTTATCGTGAGCGGCAACGGGCAAAAAAGAGCAATAATAACGAGGTCTTGGAAGCGTGTGACGTAACGGTGACGTCACGTGACGGCGTAGTGACGCCCCAAGAGACAGATACAGAAACAGATAATACTTCTTCACTACGTTCAGAAGTTAAGGCGCGAGCGCCTGCAAAAACTCGCGGTTCAAGACTGCCAGATGATTTCAATCCCGATCTGGAATTTGCCATGTCCGAAGGCCTTACAGCTTTTCAGGCAGAGCGAGAGGCTGCGCAGTTCAGAGATTACTGGATCCAGCAAGCCGGACAGAAGGGTGTGAAGCTGGATTGGCCTGCCACATGGCGAACGTGGGTTAGAAACACGATCAAGCGAATGCCATCGCAAAACACAGCATACCCTCAAAAGCAAAACAAACCGCGGACAGTAGGCGAAGCAGCCGTAGAAAGGATCAAGGAAAATGGACTTGGCAACGTACGGCCAGAATTTGCAGAAGCCCTCTTCGGCCGTAACCGCGGACGAAATCAGCATGGTTCTGTCTCGGCTGAAATCCTTACCCTCCCGTACGAGCGACACGGCTGAGATTGATCTCCTGTCTTTCGAGGATGCGCTCGAAGGCGTTTCGGCCACCGTTTTGCTCGAAGCCGTTCGTCAGGTCAATCAGGCGGTACTGGGGCATGCGTTTCATCCGTCCCCGCCAGAACTCCGAATGCTGTGCGATAAAATTCAACGTCAAATCTCAGAGGATAGGGCGCGAAAAGCCGAGGGCGAACGCCAGCGCCGTGAAAGTGAGCAGCGGCGTTTACAGCATGAGAAGACAAAAACACCGGAGGCGCGGGCACGTGTTGCAGCAATGCTTGCGCGGTTCAATCAAGACCACGAGGCCAGACAGGCGGCAGCGCGAAGCGATGGACTGGCAGAGACCGCAGACCAAGTTCGTGATCGCCTCAAATGCCAGATCGGTGAAACTGCTTTCAACAGCATTCCAGAACTTCCGGTCAGAGACACATTCAAGCAGATAGGGGCGGCACGATGACACAAACTCCCAAAAGCTGGAGCAATGAAGACAAAGCGCAAATTGCCAAGATGATTGTCGAAGGCCTTTCGTTTGCAAAAATTGGTGAAGCGTTCAGCGTGACTAAAAACGCGGTCATCGGGCTTGTGAAGAGAACACCTGAGCTTGAAGCACTTAACCGCATTCGTGAGCAGAATAAGCCAGCGCCGTTCGGAAGGGCAGAAGTACGCCGCCGTGCAGCTGAACGTACCAGACAGCAACGAGCAGCCAAGTCTAAGGCGAAAACAGCTGGTGTTGTTGTTGAGAGTGTAAAGCCAAAAGCACCGGCATTGCTCAAGTTACCCGTAAAGCGGGGTGCGGAATTACAGACGGTTGGCCGCCCGTTGGCCGAGCTTGGTGCATTTGAATGTCGATGGGCTGTGAATGACGCCGACATGGGGCAGGAGCACTTGTTCTGCGGTTCTCGGGTCACAGAAAGCAGTCGCTACTGCGCACACCACAAAGCCAAAGCCTTCGGACTTGGGACACCATCAGAACGCGCCGCCCTTAATATTCTCAAGAAACACGCAGCATAAGGATTAAGCCATGAGTGACGACATTACCCACGATACGGCACAGAGCGTTTCAGTCGGCCAGCTTCGCGCTTTCATCGAGCGCATTGAACGCTTGGAAGAAGAAAAGAAAACTATCAGTGATGATATCAAAGAGGTTTTCGCTGAGCTGAAAGGTTCAGGCTTCGATGCGCCAGCTGTTCGCGCAATTATCCGCCTTCGCAAGAAGGAAGCGCATGAGCGTCAGGAGGAAGAAGCGATGATCCAGCTTTATATGGACGCGTTGGGAATGGCTTAACGCTGCAGACGTGTGCAGTCATTCTCTTACGTACGGCTCTTCTTGAACCCACGGCGCTGAGTTTAGAGGTGCATAACTATGTAACCAATTGAGAGTTTCAGCATATCTTTCAGCCTCGACCTCAATCAATGCACCATACTTGACGCCACCAACAAAAGCCTCCTCACCAGTCAGGCAATCCATAACGATCCAGTCGTCACCTGACAAATGCCACTTCATAAAACGCTGCATACGCACTCGTTTACCCCTCAGATGATGTGGCAACAAGTTTCAATATTAGCAGTAGTTTATAGAGTTACAATAGATATTCAGCGCAGGGAAATACATATGGCGGCACCATCAAAAGAACAGCGAAAAGCAATCTCTCGCGGCGAGGTGGGAACCCTTAAATCCGATATTCGGGTGCATCGCGTTCCAAATCCGTTTTATTCACCGGATCATTCAGGCGAGAGCTGGAACCCGCCGAAGATCAAAGCCTATGTGAATATCAAGGAGAGTGCGGTTGGCACGCTCTATTCACGTGGACATATCAATGATGCGCAATGGGCGGCAGCAGGGAGGTTTCGCCAATATTGGGAGCGCTCCGGTGCGAAAGGTACTGTTGCTATCGACTACGGCCGCGAACAGGTGGACGGCGGCAAGGGCATCGATCCGCTGCCGGAAAGCATGATTGATGCTGTACAGCGGTTGAATGAATGCAAGCCTGTGCTTGGCCGCAAAGCCTTTGACCTGATGATCAAGGTCGTCGGGCAGGGGATGGAGATTAAAGATATGGCGGCCAATCACAGAGAGCGCACCACGCTAGGCGATTATCTCAAAGATGGCTTAGACGCGCTGGCTGTGCATTGGGGGTATAAGACACAATAGGCTGTTGCTCGTTATAACGGAATATACTATATTTTGTATTGTGGTGATTTGCGTTGAATGACAAATCCGATTTGAGAGGCAGCCTTTAAGCTGCCTTTTTGATTCAGAGATGGGGTGTTGAAATATTAACTCTGTTGCAACACTGCATCTTGCCGTATGCAAGCTCAATGGTTAATATCATCATATTCGCTATTATAGTGAATGGGGGAGGTCTCCACAGAAGCGGAGACCTCTGAGCGCCTAAACCTATTTCACGGTTTTAACGTGGCATAGACCGACAGTGTGGAGCTACGAACTCCCACTGTCCAAGGCGAAAGCGCCAATATCCAATAACAGATACTGGATGAGTAATTGAGCATGATATCCTCATGTTCAACCCTTCCATTCGCGAAAGGCAAGGCGGCCTTGCCAGCCAAACAGCAGCTCTACTGCTGAATTTCGCATCCTCCCCAAATATTAATGAGCAGCGGTGCGATGTTTAGCTGAAAGAATCGATGACTTGTACTTCTCTAAGAATACATGCCCGAATTTGAGAGGGCAACTATTAGCCTGTGTATAGCGCAATTTTACCCGCAATAAGGCTCACAGGCGCGATAAGTGTTTCGTTGGCTGTGAATTGCTGTGAATGATTAATGCGGCCGTACGGCGCTTAAAATAGGAATAGGGGGATTTCTATATTTGTTCTTTTCTTTGGTGAGACGACCTTATTTTCCGCCTTCGCCTAAAGGTAGGGCAGCGCACTTTGAATGCGCCGGTCGTGGTTCGATCCCATGAGGCGGAACCAGATTTTATGATATTCAGTGGTCGTTTTTGCTATTCAATTAAATAAACAATTGAAAAAATTGCGTTTAATATAATTAATGCTGTGGTTATATATATTGATTTTGTTGTTATTGAGCTGCTGCGCTGCAATGATCTTTGGCATTCATCTTCTATAGGATGTGGAGTTGAATGATTTGTTTGATTTTCATTATTTGAATGATGCATAATCAACCTTCCAAAGTAATAAAAATTACCCCGTGAATTTATATATTACTAATATAACCTTCTTAAGTAAATATGTATGAAATTCTTGGTGCCCCGCTTAGTGCGGGGTTTTTTATTGTCCAAACTTGGAGAGTGTGAATGACCTTTCTCGAATTCACCTTTCAATCATTCTGGCATTGCATGGATAGCAGCCGCAGCAAGGCGTAAGTGATGGCTAAGCTCCGTACACTTAAGCCTCTCGTATCCACTATGAAACCAAGGCTGGGGTACTCGATGGGAAATGAGAGGGAGCGCAGCCAGCACCGTGACAGAACACAGGCATGGCGCGCTTGGTATAAGACCAGCAGATGGCAGAAGCTTAGATGGTCAGTTCTTACGCGCGATCTGTTCACCTGTCAGATGTGTGGCGTGATCCTCAGAGAAGGAAGATCAGAGAAGGGCGCAAGCGGTTTAAGACCTGCAGTATGTGACCACCTGATACCGCATAAGGGCGATGAAACTCTGTTCTTCAGCAAGAGCAACCTATGGGCAGTGTGTGATAGCTGTCATGATGGGCCATGCCAATCCATTGAACGAATGCACTATCGAAGCCCTGACTTGATCAGACGTAAGAAGATAGAGCATCGCAATGTCGGGCTTGATGGATACCCAACAGCACCCAAAAATCGATGGATAGATAGCTGCATCTATTTAGGCTCATAGGCAAGGGGTTTGATTGGAATGCTGGAACTTCGCCGGGTACTGATCTAGCGCCACTCCTCTGCATGATATGAGGCAACCAGATAGGGCGGGGCGGGGTAAAAGTCTACGGCTAGCCGCCAGTCAGACCCGCGTCCCAAGACAGAACACGCATCCGCAATTCATAAAAAGGGTTTAGTCCCGTGAAAGGACTGAAATGCCTCGTCCGCAAACGCCACTTGCGAAGGCTGCGCTTACTGGCGCCGACAAGAAAGACCCGCAACGCTATCGTGACAGAAGCAACCCCAAAGCTTCCGGACGCGGTATCGGTAAAGCCCCAGATTATTTGAGCAAGAATGCAAAAAAGGCATGGAATATCTTTGTCGATGAAATCCCTTGGTTGGTCTACGAGGATAGGGCCGCGTTAGAGATTGTCAGCATTATGAGAGGCAAGATTATCGAAGGCGCAAGCGATCTGCCTGCCTCCTTCTTTGGCAATTATCGCATGGCGGTTTCGTCACTTGGCGCAACTCCGGTTGATCGGTCCAAAGTTCATCAGCCACATGAAGAAACTGATGATGATCCCTTTGCAGAATTTGATGGTAGGCAACATTGAACTACGCTGATAAGGCGCACCAATACGCCCGTGATGTTGTTTCGGGTGCTATTCATGCCTGCAAATACGTCTATCAGGCATGCCAACGACAGCTTGCTGATCTGGCTAATCCACCGAAGGGCTATCACTTCGATACGGCACGGGCAGAGCGTATCTGCAGATTTGTCGAGCTTTGTCCGCATATTAAGGGGCCTGCCGCATCCCGTGGCGACCTAATGATACTGGAGCCGTGGCAGTTATTTGTACTGAGCACATCATTCGGGTGGGTGGACAGTGATGGAAACCGGCGCTTCCGGCGCGTTTATGTGGAAGTCCCACGCGGTAATGGGAAATCGTCTTTCTCATCGCCTGTAGGTCTATATATGCTGGCGCTAGATGGTGAAGCCGGTGCTGAAATCTATTCAGCAGCGACAACACGCGACCAGGCTCGGATTGTGTTCCGTGACGCGCAGGCAATGGCAAGAAAGATGCCTGCCTATCGCAGCCGGTTTAAGGTTGATGTAACGGCGCAGGCTCTTGTGCAGTTGAAAACTTCGAGCGCATTCAAGGCGCTATCGGCTGAGGGGCATACGCTTGACGGCTTGAATATTCACCTTGCGATCGTGGATGAGCTTCACGCCCATAAAAGCCGGGATGTTTATGACGTTCTGGAAACGGGGCTTGGCAAGCGCCCTCAATCAATGCTGTGGATGATAACCACGGCGGGGAGTAACAAGCACGGTATCTGCTACGAGGTCAGGAACTTCGTTCTTGACGTGCTGGCTGGTACTGCAGCAGGCGAGGCGGCAGAAGCCGTATTCGGGATTATCTATACCATTGATGAGGGCGATGATCCTTTTGCAGAGGAAACTTTGCGTAAGGCGAACCCGAATTGGGGCGTATCGGTCGATCCGAAGATTGTTTTGCAGACGGCAGCTAAGGCAAAACAGGTTGCTACGGCACGGGCTAACTATCTTACAAAGCATCTAAATGTTTGGGTTGATGCAAATTCGGCGCTATTTGATACGGAATGGTGGCGCAAGTGCGAGGATCGAGATCTCGTTGAAGAAGATTTTGCCAGCGACGAGTGCGTCATAGGCCTTGATTTGGCGAGTAAGATCGATATTGCGGCGCGTGTGAACTGCTATCGCAAGCTGATAAAGGGGAAGGCTCATTATTATGTTTTCCCGCGATTTTACCTGCCGAGAGCTGCAATCGAAGAAGATAAGCACCCGATGTATCGCGGGTGGGAGATGCAGGGCGATATTACTGCCACTGCCGGCGAGACAATCGACTTTGGCTCCATCGAAGACGACATAAAGGCGGAGGGCCCGGGATTAAATCTGCAAGCTGTGGCAACAGACCCATGGCAGGCGCAACAGATGATCCAAAATCTTAAACGCGATGGGATGCCTGCGGAGGAATACCGGCAAACTGTGGCAACTATGAGCGAGGCGACAAAAACGCTTGACGCTCTTATGCGGGAACAGCGTATTCATCACACCGGCAATGCAGTGATGAACTGGATGATTGGTAATGTCGTCGGGCATTATGATGCGAAAGAGAACGTCTACCCGCGCAAGGAGATGCCTCAAAACAAGATTGACGGTGCGGTGGCGCTAATCATGGCTCTTGGCTGGTTTATTCAGCAGGAGGCGCAAGACGGCCCGTCTGTTTATGAAACTCGTGGAATATTGGTGGTTTAATGGACATTCTGAACATATTCCGCCGTAAACCAGAGGCGACAGCAGCGCGACCGCAAGTAAATGCGATGACGGAAGCGGCTGAGTTTATCAGCTTCGATGATCCACGGTTTAAGGAGTTCATACGCAACGGCGGCGATGGCTCTGCTTCGCCAATGTCGATAAAGGAGGCGATGCGGAATACAGCCGTCTTTCGATGCGTATCACTGATTTCTTATACGATTGGCATGCTTCCGATGCATGTGATCGACACGGAGACTAAAGAGAAAGCCCGTGAAAACGGGCTTTTTTCTTTGCTGCACTCCAAGCCGAACGACTGGCAGACCGCCTTTAACTTTCGCCAGTACATGCAGCGAAACGCACTTGTTCACGGTAATGCCTACGCGCTGATTATCAGATCGATGGGCCGAGTTATTCGGCTTATCCCACTTGATCCAACGACTATCCGGGTAAAACAGAAACGAGATTGGTCGGTCGAGTATCATTACACGCCAAAGCAGGGAGAACTTCGCGTTCTCAAACCAAGCGACATTCTGCATGTCTATGCCGATACTGATGATGGCATCTGCGGAACGTCGATGGTGAAAATCGCGGCAAATGCCATTGATCTTGCACGGGAATTGGAAACATCGCAGCGCAGGTTCTTCAAGAACGGCATGCACCTTGGCGGTGCGTTCATCCATCCTAACCAGTTGTCACCAGAGGCTTATGAACGGTTGAAAAAGTCGATGAATGAGCAATACAGCGGTTCTGCGAATGCCGGTAAGTGGCTCATTGCTGAAGAAGGTATGAAGCCGGAGCCGTTCAAAAGCAGCGCCAAGGACAGCCAGCAAATCGAAAGCCGAGAGTTGCAAATCGAAGAGATTGGCCGCGCTTTTGGTGTGCCGCGCCCTTTCCTTGGTGTGGATGATACGAGCTGGGGATCGGGTATTGATGTGTTGGGTCAGATATTGGTCCGGTACGCGCTGAACCCTTGGTTCACAGCGTGGGAGCAAGCCGTCAAACGATCCTGCATGACAGAAAAAGAGCAAGAGCAACTTGAAGTGAAGTTCAACGCTGGGGCTTTGCTGCGTGGATCGATGGGGGATCAGGCCGAGTTCTTTGCAAAGGCTCTTGGCTCTGGCGGCCATCAGCCGTGGATGGATTACGAGGAGGTTCGCGACACCATGGACCTTCCAGCAAAAGAAATTGCGCCGAATGCATTAGCGCAGAAAGGTGATGGCAATGAGCCTCAAGACCCTGCCAGAGATTAAGGCCGAAAGACTGCCGAAAATCTGTGCCTTTGAGCCGGATGCGGATGCGGTTGACCGCTGGAATGCTGGCGTTCAAGCATCGCAGACCTCGGAGAATACAATTACCGTGCTTGATGTGATCGGTGAAGACTACTGGTCTGGCGGCGGTGTCACGTCAAAGCGGGTTGCTGCTGCGCTTCGGGCAATCGGCAACAATGAAATCTTTGTCGACATCAATTCGCCGGGCGGTGATTTCTTCGAAGGCGTTGCGATTTACAACCTGCTTCGCGCCCATCCTGCCAAGGTGACAGTCCGCATCCTCGGCATGGCGGCTTCTGCTGCTTCTGTCATTGCAATGGCCGGTGACGAGGTGCTGATCGGCAAGGCCGGATTTATGATGGTCCATAATGCTTGGGTTGTCGCAATGGGCAACCGGCACGATCTGGCTGACGCGGCTAAGACCATGGAACCATTCGATGATGCGATGGCAACGCTCTATTCAGAGAAGGCCAACGTCAAGAAGGCGAAAGCTGCTGAATGGATGGACGCCGAGACATGGTTCAATGGCGAGCAGGCCATCGAAGCCGGTCTAGCCGATAGTTATCTCGCTGCCGATCAGGTCAAGGAAAACAAGAGTAAGGCAGACGCCAATCAGTCGGTCAATGCGGTGCGCCGTGTTGATGCACTACTGGCGAAGACAGGAATTCCCCGGACTGAACGCCGTGCGCTTCTGTCTGGGGTCAAAGACGGCATGCCGGACGCTGCCGTTCACAGCAAGCACGACGCTGCTGACCACGTTACGCAAGACGCTGACGGAGACATTTTGGCTGCATTTGCGCGGCTCGGTGAAACCCTCAAATCCTAATCAAGGAAACATCACTATGAAACTTATCCATCTCGCGCTTGCCACTGTGGCGGCGGTGCTCCTCGGCATGTCTGCATCTTATGCCGGCGTACTTGACGCGAGCACACTCACTCACACGGTTTCGTCCAATGCTGCAATGGCGATGGGCGTTCTGATCCCTGCGCATACCAAGCTGCGTGGCATTCTTTCGGTTCGTGCCGAAGCCCCAGACATCAAGGCTGCGCTCGAAAACATCAACCGCGGCTTTGAGGAGTTCAAGGCAGAACACAAGAAGGAACTGGAAGACGTTCGTAAGGACGTTGTGCAGTCTGAAAAGGTTGACCGCATCAATGCCGACATCGGCAAGATGAACGCGGCCATTGATGAATTGAACATCAAAATGGCGCTCGGTCTCAATCCTGCAAAAGACGGTGAAGAAGACACTGCCGAAATGAAGGAATACAAGGCCGACTTTAACGAGTGGGTGCGCACTGGTGAAGGCGAGGGCAAGGTTCGCTCTGCCAATAAAGCTGGTGTCATGGCGTCCATGTCTGTTGGTTCCAATCCTGATGGTGGCTTTACGGCTCCAGTTGAATGGGATCGTCAGATTACCGATAAGCTGGTTCAGGTATCGCCAATGCGCCGGTTTGCTTCGATCCAGAATGTGCGTGGTCAGGGCTTCAAGCATCTTTATAACATGCATGGTGCCGGTTCCGGTTGGGTTGGCGAAACCGCTGCCCGTCCTGAAACCAACAGCCCAAAGTTTGCGGAATACGCCTTCAAGTTCGGTGAACTCTATGCAAATCCAGGCATTACCCAGACGCTTCTCGAAGACAGCGAAATCGACATTGCGGCCTATATGGCTGGCGAGGTTGATCTGGAATTTGCGCTGCAGGAAGGCGCTGCTTTCCTCAATGGCGATGGCGTGAATAAGCCGAAGGGCATTCTGCGCTTTGATGCGACCACGGAAACGGCTCTGCCAGCAGCAGAACGTCATCCGCTCGGTCCTGTGCTGGAAGTCAACACTGGTGCGGCTGCGGCACTCACCGCTGATGGCCTCATCGATCTGGTGTATGGTATTCCATCGGAACGCATCACTCCCGGCTCGGCTCTTTACTTGAACCGTAAAACGCATGCTGTTGTGCGCAAGATGAAGGATGGGCAGAATAACTACCTCTGGCAGCCTCCATTCCAAGCCGGTCAACCAGCACAGGTTCTGGGCCACGCTGTAAACGAACTGACGGGCATGCCTGATGTTGCTGCCGGTACGATACCTGTCATCTTCGGTGATATGGCGCAGGGCTACCGCATCTTTGACCGCGTAGGCGTTCAGGTGCTTCGCGATCCGTACACCAACAAACCTTACGTGATGTTCTACACCCGCAAGCGTGTAGGCGGTGGCCTCTGGAATCCAGAGTTCATCCGTTATCACCGTGTGGCTGAATAAGGTTGGCTTTGCAGTCGGGCGGTATGCGCCGCCCGATCACCAAATTCAATCGGAGCTAGATCGATGAAATTCATAAAACCATTTTTAGGCGCAACAGGTGGCAGTGCTTACCCGACTGACTTCAATGTCGGCGATGACTGCCCCGATGATCTGATCAAGGCCGCAACTGCTGCTGGCGCTGTTGAGGCACCAAAGACCAAGACCAAAGCTGACAAGGAATAAGCCGTGAAACCAATCCGTATCACACCTCCAACTGTGAAGCCCGTCACGCTGGAAGAACTGAAGGCGGCGGCACGGGTTGATTTTAACGACGACGATCAAATTTTGCTGGCTTATCTTGATGCTGCAATTGATCATTTAGATGGCTGGAGCGGTATTCTCGGTCGGGCCATAGTCAATCAGGAATGGCGGATTAACGCCTCTGTATGGCCGTCCTATGCGATTGTGCTGCCGTTTGGCGATGTGTCTGCGGCAACCGTGAAATATGTAGGTGTATCTGGTGCAGAATTTACCCTGCCTGAATTTGCTTATGAGGTTGTAGAGACTGCAACCGGCTCGATGTTACGGTTTCGCAATGCTTTTGACCGCCCAGCCTTAGCCAATGACCGATCAGACGCGGTGCAGATCACGTTTACGACCGGATACGGCGAAGACGCAACTAAAGTTCCAGCATCAATCAAGGTCGCAATCATGCTTCTGGCTGCTCACTGGTATGAGAACCGGGAAGCAACAGGCGGCATTGATGTGCGCAAACTTCCTCTCGCTGTCGATGCGCTGATTACTCCACATCGAAGGGTGTTGTTCTGATGGCGGATAAAAGAGGCAGCGGCCAGCTTATCGACAAGATCACCTTCAACACCATCACCGAAGTGCAGGACGGTCACGGCGGGTTTAATGAGGTGCCAACCTCTTTCACAGTCCGCGCCAATATCCGGTATCTGCGTGGTGGTGAGGCGGTTCAAGCGGCGCGATTGACTGGCAAGCAGCCAGTCGTTGTTACGGTTCGCAGAAGTAGCCAGACGGCGGCTTTGACAACCGATGACAAGATGAAAGATGCACGAAACGGAACCGAGTATCAGATCAGGGCAATCGTTCCGACAAGTGACCGCCAATTCATGGAAATCACCGCAGAAAGCGGCGTTACGATCTAAGGAGGTCGCGCTATGCCTTGGGTCAAGTTCACCAAGATATTTAATTATGCTGTCACGCCAGCAGTATCTTACCGTTATCCGGCTGGCTGGTCTGGCAATGTGAAAACCGAATGCGCGGATAAAGCCGTGGCCGAAGGGAAAGCGGTTCGTATCAAAGCGCCTCGTAAGGGCGAGGCGGTGAGTGATGGCAATCAAAGCCAAGATACAAGGGCGTGAAGCCCTTAACCGCCGCCTGAGGCAGTTAGCGCCTGATGCAGAGAAAGCTGCCGCAGAAGCCAAATTGAAGATTGCACAAGAGGCTGCAAGCGCAATTGCCTCTCGTGCTCCTATCGGTCCCGCTACAGACCCGTTCACAGGCCGTCCGCGCAATGCAGGGGCTTACAGGGAAAGCATCAAAGGTGGCTTCCAACGTGATCTAAAAGGCGGCATTGGCATCGGTCAGGTGAAGTCGAAAGACCCGGATGCAGCTGGTGTTTACGCTGAATATATCTGGCGTTTTCTTGAGTTTGGCACTCGGCCGCACATCAATAAGGGCATCGCGCCCGGTTCAATGAACCCCGGCATCCCAGCACAAAAGCATGTGTTTCACACATGGCGAGCCATGCAAAAGAAGGCTAAGCGCCGGATTAATGCCGCAGTCAATAAGGTGGTGAGAAAGGCGATGGGCAAATGATGACTTCTCTCAGCTTGAACCTGCAAACGGCTGTTTACCAAAGGCTTTCAGGATATGCGCCGCTTACTGCCATTGTCGGGACGGGCGTGTACGACATGCCGCCTTCGACTGCTAAATATCCGTATGTGACCATTGGCGAGGATGACGTTCATCAGGCAGATGTAGGTTGCAAGCGCTCTTACCGCGTCATTCTAGAAGTCCATGGGTGGTCGGATCATCGCGGATACAAGGAAGTGAAGAGTATCGTGCAAGCTGTCGAAGATGCTTTGCATGACTTCCCACTGATCGTTGATGGCTATCGCCTTATCAGTTTGACGCTCCGAGACACTCAATTCATGCGTGCTCCTGATGGTCTTCTGTCACACTCAATTAGTGATTTCGTAGCCTATATCGAAGCGCTCTAAGCGCATCCCCAACATTCAAAGAGCAACCAGCCCGGTTCGATTGTCGACCCGGCAATAGAGGAATATTACTCATGGCTGATGGACAGCAGATTGGTCGCCTCCTTCTGATCAAGATCGGAAATGGAGCGACACCGGGACCAGAAGTTTTCAATAATCTTTGCGGTTTGGAAACGACATCGTTCAATATGTCGGCCAATGAAGTCGACACAACCACAGTTGACTGTACGAACCCTGCTGCAACGCCACAGAAGACGGCGGAACCGGGGATTAAGAACCGCACGTTTTCCGGCAACGGCAAATACATTGCTGGTGCTAATACCTCGAAATTCATTCGGCACGTAACCGATGCGACTAAGTTCAACGCGCAGGTTATCGTTCCGGGTCTGGGCAGCTTTACCGGCGCTTGGTTCGTGTCTGATTTTGAATTCGGCGGCGAAATGGAAGGTAACATGACGTTCAGTGCAACGTTTGTTGCTGCTGGCGTTCTCGAATTTGAGGCTGAGGTTTAATCATGGCTGATAAGGAATTTCCGCTGCCGGTTAATGGCGCTCGTGGTGAAGTCGCTCTTTGGATTGGCGATGTACCTTTGGTAATAGCCGCAACCATGCACGGGCTTTCAACCGTTTCCTCCCATTTGGAATGCAAGTCACTAGCTGATTTGTTCTTGCGTTTGTCTGGCACCGAAGTCGCGGCCACTCGTGCGGCTATCCCAGCTCTTACTGTTGCAGGTGATGCAACCAAGGCGCTTGAAATGCTGAAACTCAGTCACTTCAAGGCAATCGCAGAAGCATTCTCTGCTGCCCTGTCTCATCATTTTGAGGATGACGACGCGGGAAACGCGAAACCCGCCAAGGCAAAGCCCTAAAACCGTTTCCTTGGCGGGAATGGCAATCTGTTGCTTATGGTTCTCTCCGATGGACGCCGGAAGTCTTCTGGCGTTCAACTCTCTCTGAGCTGGTCATCGCGATAGATGGTTATTGCGATGCAAAAGGCATCAAGAAGAAAAAGGGAGGCCCAACAGATGCCCAGATGCACGCACTGTTGGTAAAGTACGGATGAGCGTTGCTCCTGCAAATTATCGCCGCCGTGAGCTTCGATAATGGGGACGAACGTAAGAACCGTTCTTTCGGTAATGTCCTCGTACATACGTTGAACCGCTACTATATGAGTTATAGCTGCGACGATATGTGGGTGCCCACGACCCATATCCATCATACCCACCTGTGCGAGATGCTGCACTTCTCGCACCGCAACGACGTCCAGCAGCATCTAGGCTGTCGGGTGTAGGGCAATTTCCAGTATATGCTTGTGATGAGTAACTTGGTGATGAGGTGCCAAATGAGGACGAAGAGAGCGTTGATAGAGAATTGAAGGCGTATGATGGTTGTTGAACTAAGATATCACCAGCATTGTTGCCGAATGCCACTATTCCACGCTTCCCATCAGAGGTAGTGACAAAACCGTGCCCTCCCAGACCATCAGGATTTCGGGTTACTACCGCAGTGCCATAACGACCATCAGAGCAGGTTACTGGAATTGATATGGTTGGCTTTAAATCAAGCGCGTCATAATTGCCGCTGCATGAAAGCGTTTTGTCAGAGGTTGCTAGTTGGAAATGCCCACCTGATACAGCTGCGGTAGTAGTGCCAATTAAAGCGGTCCCGTCATCCAATTTCACTGCCGCAGGCGTGGTATATGTTCCGCAGCCAGACAATAGCAAGCATGCCAAAAGAGTTGATTGTTTGTGCATTTTCGCCCCTCGTTATCCCCGATGGGAGATAAGCAAAAAGGCAAGAAAGAGTCGAGAGGCAAGAAAGCCTCATTTAGTCTGAGCAAGATTTAATAATATCGTGAATTGGGTATGAGTGCCATGTGGCGCTTTTCTATTCACATCCAGTATTAACGAAATAAGCCCGACCTGTCTGGGGCAGATAGCGGAATGGCTTGAAACCAACATAGCCGCCATACTGGTTCTTGGTGTTCACTTCGCCGCAGATTGTGCCTTCGTATTTCTCTGATGGGCGCAATCGTCGAATCTGAGTTGCCACAGGATCGGCAAAATGGTCGGCAACTGCACTGACGATCTGGTTGGCCATTGACTGCTCCACGCCTTGCGGCTCATCAATAAGAGTTTGCGCCTGCACTGTGCCGCTGATGATCAGCGTGGCGGCAATTACTGCGTACTTCATATCAATCTCCCCAACCCGCCCTTAGTGGCGGGTTTTCTTATAGGACGACAAAACAATGGCCGACAAGACCGATGATCTGATTATCTCGATCAGTACCGACACGGCTAATATCCGCCGTGCATTAAAACGTCTTGAAGGTGATATTTCGTCTGTCAGCGGCAATGTCGTCAAGAAATTCGACGCAATGAGCAAAGGCATTGATAATTCGATGACTACTGCCATGCAGGCCCGTATCAATCAGATGGTCGGTGTTGGCACTAAGGCGTCAAAGGAATGGACTGGCGTTCTTGCGCAGCAGGGCGCAGAGCTTGAACGGTTGCGCAGTAAATACAATCCGGTATTCTCGGCGATTAAGCAGTATCAGGCATCGGTTGTTAGCATCCAGCAGGCGCAACGAGTAGGCGCTTTGTCATCAAATGAAATGACCGCGGCTATTCAGCGGGAGCGTAAGGCTACGCTTGATAACATTGCAGCGATCAAGCAGCGGAATTCGGCAGTCGCCTCCATGAAGCCGGTGCAAGAGGGCGCTCGTGGGTTTCAGACAGCGAACATTGCAGCGCAGTTTCAGGATATTGCGGTCACGTCTGCAATGGGCATGTCGCCAATCCAGATTGCCTTACAACAGGGTACGCAGCTATCCGCTGTTTTTAACGAAATGGGTAAAGGGAAAGCTGTGCTTGAAGGCATTAAAAGCGCCTTTCTGTCAATCGTTAGCCCAGTATCCCTCGTCACTATTGGCGTGATCGCCGCTGGCGCGGCATTGTTCCAGTATATTTCTACGATGAAGTCCGATTTGCCTACTGTCGATGAAGCGATGGAGAGGCATTCAAAGCTCATTCAGCAAATCTCCGAGAGATGGCCGGGTGCGGCTGAAGGTATGCAGCGCTACCTTCAAGAAAGTACCGCCGTAATGCAGGCGAGCGCTCGTGAGAATGTTAAGGTATTTCAAAAGGCGGCAAAAGAAGCTGCTGCGGCGTTCAATTCGACAGTAGGTCTGAGTACAAGTATTACTGGCGGGGCACCAACTGATCTTGTGGCAACTCGCTTCAAGCCATTCGAAGAAGCGATCAACCGGCTGCGCGCAGGAGTTAAGTCTGGTCGTGGTGACTTTGAAGCCTTCTACCGTCAGATCAATGAAATAGTTGATACCGACCCGAAAGGCTTACGTGACTTAGGCGACACGGTAATCGACTTAGCTGCTCCTTTAGATGCTGCTGAACAGAAAGTTAGTGCTGCAAGAGCGTCAATTGGTCTGTTAGGGGGAGTAGCTGCTGCTCAAGTTCAACAAATTAGCCAGTTCACCGCTGCCATGCGTGAACTTGCGAGCATCTCTATCCCGCAACTCGACGCTAGAGGTTTAGCTCAGCAGCAATACGAAATAGCAATAAACAGAGCTGAGGCTAAAGAGGGGCGAGACGATGCATATAGGGCGTATCAAGCCACATTGGCTCGTATCGAAAATCAAGAGCGCCTTTCTCGTCTTCCTGTGCCCAGTGAAAAGCCAAATCGTGAAAGTGAAGCACCGGAAAAGGTACGAACGTCAAAAACTGAGCGCAAGGCAGAGCGTGATGCGAATGCTTACCGCGATCTGGTGAAGTCTGCGCAGGATCGTATTGACCAGATGCAGCTGGAAGAGCAGCTGATTGGCAAGACGGGCGTTGCAGCTGATACATTGCGGATGCGGCTTGATCTGTTGCAACGCGCTCAGGATAAGGGCAGGGAACTTTCACCGCAGCAACAAAAAGAGCTGGAAGCTCTGGCTCATGCCTATGGTGAGGCTGCACAGAAGGTTGCAGCTTTGTCGGCAGCTGAGGAATTGCGATTTGAACGCGAGCAGATGTTCCGTTCTCCGGCTGAGCAGCGGGTTGCAGGCCAACTCCGCAATATGGGGCTGGATGCAAATTCAGACTTTGGTCAGCTGATCGCCGGACAAATTCGTCTCAATGAAAAATTAGCTGAGGGTCGTGATATGGCAAAGGATTTTGTCAGTGGCTTCACTCAAGATTTATTGAACGGTGTAAGTGCTATGGATGCACTGGCTAATGCTGCCAGCCGCTTAGGTAGCAAGCTTTTGGACATGGCAATGGATCAGGCGATCAATGGCTTGTTTGGGAATCTGATGGGGTCTTTTGGCGGCGGCGGTTTTCAGGCCAATACAACGCTTGGCAACTTCCTGAAGGGTATTCCGGGCTTTGCCAATGGCACGAACAGCGCACCGGGTGGTTTGTCATTGGTTGGAGAGCGTGGCCCCGAATTGTTGAATATCCCGCGTGGTGGTCAGGTTATCCCTAACGATATTCTGCGCAACATGACTGCTCCAAGGCTGACAGGTCCACGTGTACCTTCATTGCCCGCCTCATCTGGTAATAATGTCGTGTCCGTCAACTTCGCACCGGTAATCAATGCACCAAATGCTGATAAAGAAGGCTTGGCAAGGGTTGAAGGTCAGTTGGCAAAGATGCGACAGGAATTACCGGCAATTGTCGTTCAGACTGTCAGAGAGTCCCAGAGTAAATTTGTGAAGCTGGGATAAACTGCATAGGCGTGGCAGTGCCATGCCTATGCTTAACTTATGATGCAGAGGATTGTCGCTGATCGCGCTTAGCCTGAGTAACGCTGGCTGCTTTTTTCTGTCTGCCACGTTCCATAGGGTTAATAAGGCTTTTTACCTGCTTGTTAGGAATATTACGCATCCCCTCATGGGCGTGACGAGTGTTGAATGGAATTTTGTTGGCTTCAGCATGTTTCTTCAGCTCGAGAGCGTGCTGCGCATTTTCAACAAGTTCTTGTTTGGCGGCCATTTGGCGGCGGCGCTCAACTTCAGCATTGGTTCGGCGCATCGCCATTGCCAGAACGCTGAGTTTAGTTTTTGAGCCATCATCTGCCTTTGATGCGGCACTGCCTTTTGGCGCTGTTTTACCCCTGATTTCTCGTCGTCTTTGGTGGGCTTGAGTTTTAGCTTTTTCGCGCCGCTCACGGAGCAGTTTCACCAATGAGCTTAGATCGGCGTCCGGGAGGGATTGAAGTGCTGGATGGCGTGTTTTGTCTACCAATGCAAGCTCGTCTGCATTTAGCGCACGTTCTTCTTCTTTGCGGGTGATTGCCACGTTCCTTTACCTCCATACAGTCACAAATATCGAAAACCAACGTCACAGTTTTGAAAAGGTTCCATATTCGTTATGGCTCTTACCTATCCAATAGATATTCTCGCTGCCTTCCCCGGATGGTCAACGGAATTCGATCTGTTTTACCGGCAGGAATATAGCCGGACAGCGGGTGGCGCCACTATTGGTAAGGATTTTGGTACACCCTTGTGGAAGGCCAGCGTCTCGACCCGCTCTCTCAAGCCAAATGAATTGGATGCTCGGCGGGCTAAACTGAAGGCTCTCGAAGGGAGCCTGCAGCAATTTATGGGGCGGCCATTTAGCCGGTGCTATCCTATAGCTTATCCAAACGGTACCGGTATGGGTGATGTTAGCAATGTTGAGATTGCCAGCATCAACGAAAACAATAAGGCATATCGGTTATCCGGTTTGCCTGCTGGCTATAAAACCAGTGTGGGCGATTATCAGCAGATCGGCAACAAGCTCTATCAGGTTGTTGATGTTGACGGGCAGGATATTGAAGTCCGCCCGCATCTGGCACCCGGCACAGCGGTCGGCAATGTGGTTACATTAATCAAGCCATCGGTGCCGATGATCATAATGCCGGGGACTTTGACCACATCGGCTGAGCTGAGCACAGGGCGCGGCACAATCTCATTTCAGGCGATTGAGAGTAGATAAATATGCGTTATGTATCAGCAGCAAATCAGCATGCGCTTGAACAGCGTATGTTGGTAGCGCGTGACTTTCTCTGGCTTGTTGCACGTGACCGGCAGACTGGTGCTCCGGTGACGGAAGGTCTGTGGTCTGACGTGGGGAATATTACGGCAGCCGTAGTCAATCCTGACAATGGGCTTGCAGAGACACGGATTTGGTATGGTACCGGTACTCTGGTTGCTATTGACGATATTCCGCTCGTTGCCAATCTCTCCGTGCAGAATGTCACCATCCGCATGTCACAGGTGCATGAGGAAGTAGAACGGATTGTCCGTGATTATGACTGCCGTCAGGCGCGGGTAGAGGTCTATCGTGGGTTGTTCAATCCTCAAACACGGCTGATGGTTGCTCCGGCTGAGTGCCGGTTTGTTGGCTTTGTCGATAAGATTGAACTCAAAACACCATCAGAGAATGAGGATGGCGCGGTCACTATGACCTGTGCCAGTCACACACAGGAATTTACCCGCTCCAATCCTGAGACGCGCAGTCATGCTTCACAGATCCTGCGCGATCCAAATGACACCTTTTACAAGGATGCGGCCACAGTTGAAGAATGGGAAGTGTTCTGGGGTTCTGAAAAGGGCAAGGTGCCGACACAGAAGAAACGTAAGAGGTTCTTGGGGGTATTCTGATGGTGCGTTTTGCGGTCGTTGCGGACAAAACAGCCTGCATTCGTCTCTTGCGGGAAAGCCATGAGGCTGCAGGTTTTACCTTCCCGTTTCAGGCGGCCTATGCTGCTGCTTTGTTCGACGGGCATATGAACCATGCTCACGCCTGTGCTCTTGTTCTGGAACATGATGGGCAAGTGCAGGGGCTGTTGATGGCCTCATGGTTCGAGCATCCATTCGGGGCAGGCCGCTATGCCAAGGAAACGGTCTGGTATGTGGCACCAATAGCCCGTGGCCGTGGTGCTATTAAAATGCTGGATGCCTATGAAGCATGGGCAAGAGAGCAGGGCTGTGTGGCTGTTGGTATGGCCTCACTCGCTACCAATGATGTTTCCCGTCTCTATGAGCGGCGCGGCTTTGTGCCGGTCGAAACACACTTTCTCAAAAGCCTCTGAGGCTTAGTTTCCAAAGAGATAATTCATGGCAATTTTTACCGGTATCGCATCTGCGATAGGCGGCCTGATGGCCTCTACCTTTTTGTCAGGGGCGGTCGGCAGCTTTTTGCTTAAAGCCGCCGTTGGTATCGGCCTTAATCTGCTGGCGCAATCCATTGCCGGTAAACCGCAGGAACCGGTATTCGCTATCAATGGCAGCCTGCAGGCCGGTGGTGATCTGCCACGTTCTTTCCTGATCGGGAGAACGTCAACGGCGGGTTCTCTGGTCTGGGTCAATACATGGGGGCATGACGGCGATACACCAAACGCTTATCTGACACAGGTTATTGCACTGTCTGATCTGCCGGTCGCTGGCCTGCGGGAGGTTTGGGTCAACGGTCAGAAAGTGACCCTTGATTACAATACGCCGGATATGTCGTGGGGCTGGCAGGTCAAAGAATATCGCAACGATGGCGATAATCTCTGGGTCAAATTCTATGACGGTACCCAGACAGTCGCCGATAGTTTTCTGGTCAATACCTGCTCCAATCAGAACCGCCGGTGGGATGTAAACCGTGTCGGTCGTGGCGTGGCCTACGCCATTGTGACAGCGCGTGTCAGTAATCAGATGTTCTCCGGCATTCCGAATTTCAAATTCGAGCTGGATGGTTTGAAATTCTACGATCCATCAAAAGACAGCACAGCAGGCGGTAACGGTTCGCACCGGTGGTCTGATCCGTCAACATGGGGCGGCGATGGCGATCATCTGCCAGCAGTACAGGAATATAACCTGCTGCGCGGCCTGCGCTGGAATAACCAGTGGTTTTATGGTTTGCAGGGCATGTCTGCCGCACGCCTTCCAGCTGACAACTGGATCAAGGCCATCAATAAGTGCCGTGCGCCAATCTATGGGGCAAATGGCTTAGAGCCGACCTATAGAGCAGGTGGCGAGATCACTATTGATGCGCCCCTCGCAAACGCACTGGAGGCATTGAACACCTCCTGTCAGGGGCGTATCGCGGAAATCGGCGGTTTCTATCAGATGTTTCTGGGTAGCCCCGATGCGCCGGTCATTCATTTTACCGACGATGATATTCTCTCGACCGATGAGCAGACATTCACACCGTTCTTTGGTCTGTCGGATACAATCAACGGTGTTTCGGCAACTTATCCGTCATCAACAGACGGCTGGGTGATGAAGTCTGCACCGTCCTTGTTCCGTGCTGATTTGGAAGCTTTGCACGGCAACCGGCGCTTGATGGCTAAAGTTGAACTGAACTTTGTTCCATATGCGGAGCAGGTGCAGCGGCTTATGAAGTCGGCTCTCGAAGAAGGGCAGCGGGCGCGGCGGCACACTCTGGTCATTCCGCCAAGGTTTTGGGCTTACGCCGTGCCAGGCGTGATCTGGTCATGGACTTCCAAACGGAACGGCTATGTCAATAAGCTGATGCGGATTGACGGCTCGGTAGACCGTGCAAATCTTGATGTCTTGGCTGATATGACTGAGGTTGACCCGTCAGACTATGTTTGGGAAAGCAGCTCTGATTATCGTCCGCCGGTAGACGGTGCAGTTGGGGCTATGCGTCCTGCGCCGATGCCGATTGTCAGCTTTGCTGCGATGCCTGCTGTTGAGCAAGATAGCAATGGCAATAACCGGCGCTGCGGTATCCAGCTCATTTGGGATGGTGCTGTAACAGGAGTTGATTTTGTTCGATATGAAGTGCGTAAGACAGAAACGCTGAAGATTATCGACGTTGGCCGGACTGAGGCAGTTGATCGTGCATCGATCATTATCGCACCCGGTACGCTCATTCCTAACCAGTCTTATCAGGTTCGTGGTCGCTACGGCACTTTTGACGGAAGTACACCTTTTGTCTGGTCAAACTGGCTGACGGTCATCACAAGCGACATCAGGCTTGGCGCACTTGATCTTTATCCCATCAGCGTTGAAGGGTTAAATCAAGATGTCACTGATATGTGGCGCAGCCAGAGTGACAATCTGCGCCGCATAGACAGGGAAGTTGATCGCATCACAAGCGCCCTCAACGACCTTACGGCTGATGCAGAATTCCAGCGGATGGGCATGCGCGAAAGTATGGCCGTGGAGTTTGGTCAGTCTCGTGCAGAATATACCCGGCTAATCGCTGTTGAGGCTTCTGAGCGGAAAGCTATTGCAACCAAAGTGGAGACACTTGAGGTCACGGTTGGCAACAATATTTCCAACTTACTACAATTTGCTCAGACAACGGCGGATCAACTGTCCGCACTGTCTCAGACCGTCACCAATACTCAGGCAGCCGTCAATGGTATCTCTGCAAACGGGTATTTTCAGGTTCTGTCTGAAGCAAACCAAGGCGGCTCACTCGCTCGTATATCGCTCACTGTATCTGCAACTGCAGGCGGTGTGCCGTCTCAGGGCGCATTGTTTATTGAAGCTATAGGTGGTGGGAAATCTCGCATCATCATGGATGCCGATAGCGTTATTATGACAAGTGGGTCTGCTCGCGCTGCTCCGTTTGCTTTTCAGAATGGCGCTCTCACGCTCATGGCGGCGCATATCGCTGAGGTCACATTCGGCGTTATGAAGTCCGTAAATGGGCGACTGCGTATGCGCGGGCATGACAACTTCGGCGATATCCGTCTTTTCTCAGGATGATGACTTATGACGCAGCTTTTCATCGGGCTAATGGATGGCGTTCGCCCTGCTGTTAAGGTTCTGAAATACAATACCGATGAGCCGACAACACTATCCAATAATGCCTATGACCGGTTTCTCTTCAATAGCGACAATCAAAAACTAGCCATTGTCAGGGATCAGAATGTTGAATCATTCAATTATTGGACGAATGCGCCGTCTGTTGGCGGCAATATTTGGCTATACGGTGGAGATAGCGCCACTTGTAAATATGTTGGATATTTCACAAAAATTTACTCAAGCGCAAATTATGGATATGCAGAGTTTTACGGCAGACGAAAAAACCTGTTTCCTGATATTAGCTATCCGCCAATTGCAGAGGCGCGAATATTCTACCGAGACGAATGGATAACGAGTGCAACCAGAAATCTGCAGTGGGTTTTTGATGGAACGGGGGCGGATCCGCGTGAGCTTGGCGTCTATGCTAGCTATCAATATGCTAGCGCTTGGTGCAAGCCAGAATACAACTCAACCGGCCTCGATTGGGTGAAGGCTATGCCGCCAAGCCTGTCGTTTATGGGAAGCAACGATTGGGTGTTAAAGGCTTCTGGCGGAACAAATGGCAGAAGGGCGAATTTTCCAGAAAGCGCATACTTCGATGAGGGAAGCAAAGACCTCATTTGCATTACCGCATTTTGGGATTTACCCGCCGATCAGACACCGATGCCCAGCTATAGCCATAAAGCGAATGTTGAGTGCTTCAGGGCGGATGAGAATGGCGTTGTCATGGCACGTCAAGGCTATTCCGTTGATGGTTCAGCAGGTACTCGGCACAGGATATTAGATAGTACAATCAGCTTAGCGTCCGTTGTTATGGTCGGGACCTATGATAATATTGCAGCTGGGCAGGTTATTGAAATACCCTCCGGTCTGAATATGCCTATGGCGCCGACAACCATTGTTGAAATGATGGTCAAGGAAAGCGGTGAGGCGCAATATATTCCACCACACATCCTGTCAGGCTATGCGAAGGATCGCCGCCTTGATTTAAAACACAAGGTTAATCCGTACAGCATAACGATTTGGAATAACGGCACTCACAGCGTTGATATTACCTACATGGTTTTTAATATCGATACTGAGCCACAAACAACCGGCGGGGTGCAGATAATGCGTCCGGTCAATGTTAATGGCGTTGAAGAAATACAAATCAAAAAGCCATTCAGCAGCGATGCTGCCCCCAAAATTTCTGACATCATCTTAGATACACGCTTCCCGACGCTGCAGATCATTGATGAGGGTTTTCTCCCCATTGATAGCTTCAACGATGATGCAGAAAATCCGTATCTGTTAGGTGGCCGTGCACGGGTAGTTAATTTTCAGAATAACGGGTTTATTCCGTTTCTGAAATTTTCGGCAGTATTTGAAGATCGGATAATGCCGCCAATTCAATCTCGCGCATATTCTTACAGCATGGGCGGGGCACCTTCAAATCCGAACCGGTTTTCTTCACTGGCGCGTCTGTCAAACAACAGCGTGAAGTTTTGGATGAACCCTAATTCTTGGTCATATCTCGGCTGGAATTCAGACCGGCAAGAACCCCGTGTTGAATACTTCGGCGGCAACCCTGTCGGTATCCGTTATTACGTTTTCGGCATCACCCCAAAATAAGAGAGACAACATGTCTGACAATAAAGTGAGCATTGATCCAATGGCCGCACTTCATGAGGCGCGCGTATTGAATGATTTTTATTCAAATCGTTGTCTCATTCTGTCGAATGAGATCGTGCAGCTCTCATCAGCAGAAAAACAACGCACAGAAGATACTGAGAAAATCTCTGCTCAATATCGGGAAATGCTCTCAGAGCGCGACATTGAGATTGATCAGCTCAAACAGGATTTGGCAAAGGCCCGTGGTGAAGTCGTCATGCTGACGAATAAAACTGCACAACAGCAGCGTCGGCGAAACGCCAAGCGAAAGGCTGTTACACATGGCTGACAATTTTGATCAGTTCTTTCCGGACTGGACAACCGGAACGCTTACAATCACAAGCGGTTCAAAAAACTTCACTGCAACCAATGCCCAACTGAATATTGCGCCGGTCAGGGCAGGTGACACGATTATCACACCGTCCGGCCTCTCACTCATAATCGCAACTATCAATGCGAACGGCAACGGCGGCACATTGTTTTTCAATGCACCTGCTGCGGCGGCCGGAACCTTCCAGACCTGTATCCGGTTCCAATCTGATAATTCCAGATATACTGGTGCAGTTGCCGCTCTTGTGAAACTGGCAACCGGCGGCAATCTGTTCTCACTTGCTGGTATTGCGTTGAAAGAAGGGGATTATCTTCGCGCGCTTGGTGCAGGTATTCTGGGTGTTATGCAGGGCAAAAACCTTGATGAGCTGGCATCGCTTGCAAAGGCGAATAATCAGTTCATTACTATGGGGGCTAATGGTTCCATTGCGAGTAAACCTATCGCTGATATTACAAACGCGATTGACAGTAAATTTGATAAAGCGGGCGGCACTGTTGCTGGCAATCTGGACATGCAAGGTACTGCACGTTTGCGGTCTGATAATCAAAGAGATAACACTCCGTTTCAATATATTAGAGATTACAACTATGTAAATCGTTGGGCTTTTCTGATGTATCCCGATAACGATTTTTTATACTGTGTCTGGAGTGGGGCTGGATATGTGCGGGACGTTGTAAGGTTCAGGCAGAATGGTTCAGTTAATTTCTTTGGATCGCTATCCAAGGGCAGCGGTACTTTCCTTATCGACCACCCCCTTGACCCTCTAAACAAGAACCTTCGTCACGGTTTTGTTGAAGCGCCGGAATACCTTAATATTTATCGCGGCACTGTACGTCTTGTTAACGGCAGAGCAACGGTGAATATCGACGATTATTTCGATATGATGCAAGGCACCTTCTGGGCGCTGAATACAGATGTCGTAGTGTCATCCCTTCAAAATCAAGATGGTTTTTCTCGTGTTCGACCTGACGGAAAAATGACAGACGGAACGCTTAACATCATCTGTGAAGATGAGGCCTGCAACGATGAAGTCGCATGGATGGTCACAGGACGGCGAAAGGACGCTTATGTTCTTCACCTCGATCCAAATTGCGAACGTGGCACAGGTCGCTTTATTTCCGAAATTGAAAAAGAGGATTAATCTATGAGCACTGTGACAGTGGTTGATAGCTCTCGCATAGGAAAAAAAGGTTTTCCTATGCACTCAGGGGCTTTCCCGGATATAGCGCTGCCGACCAAGGAAGTACCGGCCAGCGAAGCCACGCCGGAGCAGGCTGTTGATCCAAAGCAGGCGCTGACGCTCTATGCCGCCGACAAGCGCTGGCAGAAAGAAACCGGTGGGTTTGAATTTAATGGCCTGCATATTGCAACCAATGACCGTTCCAAAATCATGATTGCTGGTGCGCGTGAAGCCGCAAAAGCCAATCCAGATTTTACAACGCCTTGGGTGACAACAACCGGCGAGATTGCTGTACTGGATGCGGGAGCAGTCATTGCAATCTCTGATGCAGTTGGAGTGCATGTGAACAATGTCTTCGGCATTTATTCGCAGGTACTGCCGCAAATTCTGGATGGCACAATTATCGATCAATCCCAGATCGACGCTGCTTTTGCCTGACACACCTCCCTTGAGGCGTTAATTTATCCAGAGAGTAAATCTGAGCGTTATATCGCTCAGATTTACTCACAACTTTAGTTAAGCAGGCAACTGCCCACTATTCGATGATTTTTCAACTGCCCAAGGTATGGGGGCGGTAGGAATATCAAGAATACCACGCTTGCGGGCAAAGCCTTTAATCGCATTTTGCGCCGCAATCACTGGCTTTATACCATCATGTGCGTCGCAGCATGCTTTCCAAGCGGTGTCATATATCAAGTCGCGATCATTCTCTGGCCATTCATGTAAGAACATAAGTGCATCGTGAACACTGGCAATCTCTAACGTGAGATAACGTCCATCCTTAACGTAAACGGGCTTGTCAAACAAACGGTCGCTCACAAAAACCTCCTTAATACGAACGATGTGTTGGTGTGACGCGTTCGATTTAGTGAGTGGATTTTTCATTTCAAGGGTATTTTTAGAAAGGAACGCTATGCGTGAGACCTTAACGACCGCGCTTGACCTGATGTTTGGTCATGAGGGCGGATATGTAAACAACCCGAAAGACCCAGGAGGTGCTACAAAATACGGCATTACTCACAAGACATTAGCCGCGCATCGCGGCGTGTCTAGCGTTTCGCCCGCTCAGGTAAAAGCCTTAACCAAGGAAGAAGCTACCGAGATTTACCGGCGCTCTTATTGGGTGCAATCCGGTGGCGATCTGCTCCCGGTTGGCATTGACTTCATGGCGTTTGATTATGGTGTGAACAGCGGACCCGCTCAGGCGGTTAAATCGCTGCAGCGCGTGGTTGGTGCTGGTGTGGACGGCAGTGTTGGCGGTGAAACGCTTGCTGCTGTGAATGCGTATAAAGGGGATCTGATCGCCGCTTATGCGGCAGAGCGTCTTCGGTTCATGCGCACATTGAAAACTTGGCCGGTGTTTGGTCGGGGTTGGCAACACCGGGTGAGAGGCGTGGAAGCACAAGCGCGGCAGATAACGGAGGGAGGCCATGTTGATTCTGCCGCTCATAATGCTTCAGCTAAAGCCAACCCCAAGGATAAATCTCTCACGGAAACGCTGAAAAAACCAGAGGCATGGGCATCAATTGGCGGCCTTTTATCCGGTCTTGGCGGCATGGCCTCTGGTACCGGCCCGATGCAATGGGCGCTTGCAATTATTATGGTCGGGGCATTTGCCACAGGCGTGTATTTCCTCATCAGACGAATGCAGGATCAGGCGGCATGAGGATCAGTCTTCAACACATCACTGGTGCGATAATCGGAGGGGCAGTTTCAGGCCTCTTTTTTTATGCGCTTGGGCAACATGACGGCAAGCAGGATGCGGCCTTGAAAGCCGCTCAAGCTGTGACACAGGCAATCCAGAACAGGGCAGGGATTAATGAAACAATCAACAATTTGGACAGCGTTGCTTTGTGTGTTGAGCTTGGCGGGATGCGCGACCAGTGCGAACAATTGCGCGGGATGGCAGAAGATCAGTCTTAAACCGGAAACAGCTGTGTATCTGGCGGGCAATGATGCGCAGGCAGGCAAAGGTGTTGCTGGTCATAATGTATACGGGAACAAGGCGGGGTGCTGGTGATGTCGCCAACAGAGAATGATTTCGATCTTCGTTCCCGCGTTGTAAATCTTGAGCAGCAGCTGACCGGTATTCTCCCGCGCCTTGTGGTTCTGGAGAAGTTTCAGGTTCAGTCTGAAATCGCAGATGCACGCAAAGATGAGCAGTGGAAGCACATGGACAACCGGTTCAATGATCTGGAAAAGAAGATATCCGGTGTGAGTGATACTCTGGCGAAGGTCGTTTGGCTTATAATAAGCGCACTGATCCTTGGAGTTGTCAGCTTCATGCTAAAGGGTGGTTTTAATGTGCCTTAACGATACTCGTGGGTTTCGTTTTCTTTGTTTTTAACGGTGGAGTGATCGCCGCTTGAGCAAGTCTTTGCGCTTTTAGACGAGCGGTTTTCTCATCGCGAAGTTTCAAATTTTCTTCGATTTCATCAGAGATACGTGCATGAGCACTACTTTGTAGCTGTGTTTTCTCAAAGGCAATTTCTGCATTTTGACGTAATAAGCTATGCATTGATTTCATCTGGTAGCCAATCTTGATGTGAGAAATAAAAAAGGCCAGACAAAAATGCCTGACCTCTCATTATGTGTATTCTCTCCAGTGCCAGTACATCCGTGGTCAAAGGAGTGAGTTACACCAAGTTATGCTGCTTGCAGATTGCAAGCTGACATTTTGCCTGACTTATTATCACGCTCAAGATCGTAACCGAGCTTCTGGCCTTCAACGATTTCACGCATGCCAGCGCGTTCAACGGCTGAAATGTGAACAAATACGTCTGCATTGCCGTTGTCAGGCTGAATGAAGCCGAAGCCTTTTGTGGAATTAAACCATTTAACTGTGCCGGTGGTCATAATGAACCCTTTCATAGCAACATAAGGTGCTCATAACGCAGGATAGCGATACGAGTATGATAGCGATTTTTGAGATGAAAGGTTCGTTAAGGGCGCAGATGCTGCGCAAAAAGCAAAGCTAAACAAGTAAAATATCGATATTGGTAATGTAGTTTGTTATTTAAACTTTGTCAACCGTTGGTTTGAATAATTATTAAATGCTACTTTTGGTTGTTTGTGTTGGGCTGTGTAGCAAACTTTTCAATTAGCGAAATCTCGAAAGCCCGCCGCCGGTATTTTTAAGGATGGCACCTAAAGTTCTGTTTTCATCATTAATATTGGGCATGCTAAGTTTTGTTATAATCCCTTGTGCAGCTCCCAGCGGGGTATAATGCGGTTTTTTTTGTTGAGTAACAGCGCGTTCCGGCGTTGATTTATCAAAGTTAATAACCAAATTATTCATGATACTCTCCTCCTATGTCAATCAATATATTTTTATTAAAATCGTGACTTAGTATCGCCAATAACTGCTTGATTATTAGTGTGTCAGCGAATGTTATAATTTCAAATTGATGCATGAATTAAAAAATACTATCTAACACATAATGTGTAATTGCGACTTATTAATGTTTATTAATAATTTACTCAAAAATAAAAGCCCCCATGACGGAGGCTTTCTAATTACCAATTCTGGCGTGTATACCAGTCGTCAATGTCTTTTTTAACGCGGTCTTTTTCTATTCCGTAACGCTCCTGAATCTTGCCTTCCAGCTGCTCACGGCGACCGTTAATTTGGTCAATATCATCATCTGTGAGCTTTCCCCACTGCTCTTTGACCTTGCCTTTCAATTGTTTCCAATTCCCTTCAACGCGGTTCCAATCCATGGGATGCTCCTTTGTTTTTGGTTGTTGGTACATAGAAGTAACGGTACGATCAGCAAATGGTTCACCTTTTAATTGTAAAATATATATTTCAGCTTTTTACAAAGGGTTTAGGTTGCCATCATCTTTGTGTTCAAAACAGAACCATTCAGTGCCGAAGCGACCTTTGAAGCCGTAGGCTCCCCAGTTTTTGCACCCTTTATGTAAGCAATAATGGATATAAATACCTTTGGATGTGCGGGATTTGATATCGTCGCTCATGCCAGCCCTCCAGTGAAGCCGGACATCTCATCCAGCCGAACCATGGCCATACGCATCTGACCTTTGCAGCCTCGTGCTTTGCAGCGGGCGCGTCTCTCTATCTCATCCAGATAGCTGTTCACGGCCTTTGGCTGTGCAGATCGTGGTCTTGTTGATGTAAACAAGCCTGCTGCATTTCTTGCATATCATTTCCAGCTTTTGGGTGTCGGACAAATCGCTGACCCTGTATTTGGTTTTCCAATTGCCCATCAGTAGAAGTCCTCCGCAGAAGGGATGCGCACATAGCTGATTTTGCCTCCGACATGGCCACCCGCTGGGGGCTTCCATTCACCCATGTGAACAATCGTGCTGGAATATTTGGAATTGAGCGCATCCATAGCGCCATTGGCCTTTTCCCATTTCTGTCGGATTGCATCATCATTGTTGAAGATATCCAGCTGACGGGCATTGGCCTCGCTCAAATCCATCAGGGTAACACCGACACGGAAAATGGTTGTGCGTCTCGGCAGTTCTCTCCGTGCGCATTCCCAAAGCGCTGTATGCGCCGTCATAATGGCTTGCTCATCATTCACGGTCGGCATTTTGATCGTGCGGAACCATGAGCCGCCATCAATTGCCATCCAGAGCCACAAGCCGCTGGCATAGTATTCCTCGCGCCGCAATCGCCTGCCAGCCTTCACCAAGAGTAAGCGGGCAATCTCATAGGCTCCGTTGATGCTTCTGCTCTCCGGTGGCAATACACGGGCATGGCCATACATGCCACGCTTCTGCGGCATGGCCTGAATGTCGTAGCCGTGCAGCGCCATCCACAGCCGTTCTCCGTTCACGCTACGCCAGATTTTACGCATATGCTTTGGCTGCAGGTTGTAGAGCTGCTCGGTTGTGATCACTTGACTATGAGCCAGCCGCATTTTCATGCTGTGGCCAACACCCGGAACATCTTCCAGCTTCACCTGAAACAATGGTTCCGGCATCATATGGGGGTGCCAGATTGCTAAGCCATTGCCATACTGACCAGCCTTCTTGCTGGCGTCCTTGCCAGCTTTACAGGCCATCTTTGCCAGCTGCCGGTTGGCTGCGAAGCCGATTGAACTTGTGATGTATGGCCCGATATTCTGTCCAATCCTCTGCTTGATCTGAAGTGCCAAGCCTTCCGGATCTCTCCGCCCGCGCTCATCCAATATGCAGGTTAACTCATCAATGCTCTTAGCCGTATCAATCGGGATAACCGTTTCAATCTCGCAGAGCAGGGCGTTATGGGCGCGGCGATACAGGTCTGGTTTCTGCCCGACCAAAATCAGGTCAGGACAGAGTGCTTTCGCATCCTTAATCCGCATGACGTTTTTTACGCCATAGGCTTTCGCTTCTTTGGAGCAGGCAATGACGGCTGTGCGGTCTGTTCCAACAAACGGCACGACACCGACCGGCCTGCCACGCAGGCGCTTATCGCATTGCTGTTCTACACTCGCAAAAAAGCCGTCAAAGTCGAGGTAGAGACGTTCAATTGTTTCTGGCTTACGCATGGCACAACAAATCCGTGGCGCAAACGAGTGCGCAAAAGGTAGGTAAGTTTTTAAAAATTCAATTCTGTTCTACAAATGTTCTCAATCTTAAAAAGAGTCAAGACAGATTCTAAACAGCTAATAGATGTTGTGAATTACGGGAGTAACGTCTGTTTAAGCGTCCCATGTTCGGATTGATAGGCGCCTTCTGTTGCATACATTCTGCGTGTCAAATAGCTTGCAACCATGGCTTTACGAAAACGAACATTACCATCCGGAAAGAACGCTTGGCTTGCCGAATACCGCGACGGTGAAGGCAAGCGGAGGTTTAAGCAATTCACTCGGAAAAAGGATGCCGATGACTTCCTTTTGACCGTTCGTGGTGAGGTTCGTCATGGTACGCACGTTGCTGAATCTGAAAGTGTTACTGTTCAGAAGGCTGGCGAATTATGGTTGTCTGCGGTTGATGCGCGCGGGCTTGAGCGCTCTACGGCTAATCAGTATGCGCAGCATGTAAATCTGCATATTTCTCCATTTATCGGCGCTACCAAACTTTCGAAATTAAATATCGCTGCTGTACGCGCATTCGAAGATAGATTGCGTGATGAGGGTCGTTCTCCGGCAATGGTTCGAAAGGTATTGGTGAGCCTCGGCTCATTGTTGTCAGACGCACAGGATCGGGGTTTAGTTGCTCGCAATGTTGTGCGTGAAAAATCAAAAACTCGTAGTTCCGGTACGGATCGCCGTATTGAAAAACGAAAGAAAGGCAAGCTGAAGGTCGGGATGGACATTCCAACCACAGAGGAGATCCGGTCAATCGTCATGGCACTTGAAGGCAGGTGGCGACCTTTGTTTTTGATGGCAATCTTCGCTGGGTTGCGAGCGTCTGAGTTGCGCGGCTTACGGTGGAGTGATGTTAATCTGAAGAAAGGTGAGGTGCATGTAAGCCAACGTGCAGACCGGTTTAATGAAATAGGTGCTCCCAAATCTGAGGCAGGCGAACGAACCATTCCTGTGCCACCAATTGTAATTGATGCAATGAAAGAATGGAAAAAAGAATGCCCGCACGGAGCATTAAATCTATGCTTCCCAACGGGGGCTGGAACGGTCGAAAGTTTAGCGAACATTCGTCGACGCGGCTGGGCGCCAACGCAAATTAAGGCTGGCGTTGTTCTTAACACCGGTAAACTCGATGAGGATGGGCGGCCGATATTGGAAGCAAAATATTCTGGTCTGCATAGCACGCGTCATTTCTTTGCTTCATGGCTGATCAATCGCAAAGAGGATGGCGGCCTTGGTATGCCGTTAAAAGTGGTTCAATCACGAATGGGGCATGCAACAATCAATGTTACGGCTGACGTATATGGACACCTATTCCCATCTGATAACGCAACTGACGAACTGGCATTAGCTCAAAATGCATTGCTTAGAGGTGCAACATAACGTAACATATTTATAAAATTATTGTTTAAAAACAATGATTCAAATAGGATTGAAAATCCGCGTGTCGGCGGTTCAAATCCGTCTCCGGGCACCACTTTAATTCACCACTGCCTAGCATTGAAATTCTTTAATTGCAGCTTTGCCGTTTGTTTTGGCTTTCTGAAAAAATCAGTGCGGTATTTTTCCGCTGAGTGCTGTGTAGCACGCAGTCAGCTCATGCATGGCCGCTTCCGGCTGTGCAGATGCAAAATAATAAGGGCCGATTTGCAGCTTTTTTGCTGTTGAGATCAGTTTGATCCAGTCCGCTTCCCCGCTCAGCTCAACCGTTAATGTACCGGCGAGGGGCATGGCTTCGGCTTTGATTTCGCGGCCATTGATAAAAACCGGATAGCGGCCGGTATTTTCGGGAAACTCCTGAGCAACTGACAGCATGGCGGATAACAGCGGCACCGTCTGGTCCGGTGTTGCTTTGACAACCACTATTGAAAACTCGCTCTGCTCTGTGCCTTTCAGAGAGATAAAACAGGAGCATTGTGCTGTTTGCAACGTCCAAGCTTCTATCTGCTTTTCAGACAAAGCATGATCCCCGTCTTCCGCATTGCACATTTCCGGCTCTGGCGGTTTGGGAACCGAGAAATATAATGTCCACAGAATGATGACGGAGAATGTTGAGAGCATCACTTATCCGAAAATATCCCGCCGATGTGTTTGAAGCGGCAGGAACACTTCAAGCCGTCAGCAGTAGCGTAATCATCGCAATTGCGGCCAGAGGAATAACCGCCCAATAATATTCTCTGCGCAATTTTCCTGTACTGACCGACAGGGCAATAAGCATCGCGACAACAATCGGAATAACGATAAACACAATATCAGTCAGTGACATGAGACACTCTTCAAAGGATTTGCAATTGCCGGAGCAAGCCAATCCGTAACATAAAAAAATGACAAAGCCTTATGAAAATGAAGAGGGGGAGCAAATCTGCTCCCCCTCTTGTTGCTCTGCGGCTGCGTAATCAGACGACTTCGGCAGCAAGGTGTTTTTTCTGGCGTGCCCTGCGGGCGAGAACCGCTGGAATAATTGCCACGGCTGCGGCCAGTATCCAGAGGATCAGCGAGATTTTACTCTGGAACAGGATGGAAATATCTCCGCCGCTGATGGCCAGTGCATTGCGCAGATTAACTTCCATCATATTGCCGAGCACAAAGCCCAGAATAATCGGCGCCATATCGAAGCCCGCTTTACGCAGCAGCCAGCCGACCATGCCGATGGCAAGCATCAGCAGCACTGCAAAGACAGATGCATGGCTGGAATAGACACCGATAATCGAGAGGATGAGGATACCCGGTACCAGAATCCAGTTCGGCAGTGTCAGAAGACGCGCAAATATATTGACAAGCGGGAGGTTGAGTAACAGCAGCAGAATATTACCGATGAACAGGGAGGCAATCAGACCGCCCACAATTTCAGGGCGTTCGGCAATCAGCATCGGGCCCGGTTGAATATTATACAGCATCAACGCACCGAGCATAACGGCAGTCGTGCCTGATCCCGGTACACCCAGCGTCAGCATTGGCACAAAGGCACCGCAGGCTGTTGCATTATTCGCCGCTTCCGGTGCCGCAAGGCCGCGGACATCGCCTTTGCCGAAAGTACCTTCCGTGTCGGAGATACGTTTTTCAGTTGTATAGGAAACAGCACTGGAAACGGATGCGCCGGTGCCGGGCAAAACGCCGACGATGAAGCCGATGAAAGAACCGCGCAATGTTGCGCCGGTTGAACGCACAACATCACTCCAGCGGGCAAACATACGTCCCATATTGCGGATGACAGTATGGCCTTTGGCCTGATTTTCCAGAATGAGCAATGCTTCGGAGATTGAGAAGAGACCAATCACCAGCACAACAAATTCAATACCATCGCCGAGTTCGGGTTCATTGAAGGTGAAGCGATAGGCGCCGGAGGTTGCATCGAGACCGACGGTTGCCAGCATCAGACCGAGCACGCAACCGATCAGTGTTTTGGCAGGTTGTGAGCCGACCATGGAACCGAGTGTGGCAAAGGCAAACACCATCAGTACAAAATATTCGGCCGGACCAAAGCCGATCGCAATACCAGACAGCAATGGTGCAAAAAGTGCCAGCCCTGTTGCGCCAATCATGCCGCCAACAAAGGAAGCCAGTCCGGACAGCATCAGCGCTTCACCGGCACGTCCCTGACGCGCCATCGGATTTCCGTCCAGCGCAGTCATCACCGCACCGGCATCACCCGGGACATTGAGCAGGATTGAGGAAATACGGCCACCATATTCGGCACCGCAATAAATGGCTGCCAGCAGGATCATTGTGCTTTCCGGCGGCAGACCCATTGTATAGGCAATCGGCAGCAGCAGAGCGATGCCGTTAATGGGGCCGATGGCGGGCAGGGCGCCGACCATAGTGCCGATAAAAGCACCGATCAGGCCGATGAGAAGATTTTGAGTTGTCAGGGCAACGGCAAAACCGTTCCAGAGATAATCAAGATTCAT